TAAGAATAAAAAGAAGTAACTAATAAATGGCAATTGATTTTTGGTCTCCTTCTTATCGCGCCGCCGCCAGCGACTTGACTGTCGCCATCAGCCCATTGGGTTTGGTGGAACTTGCTGATGAAGAGTTCGAGGTTCACGGCCCCCGCTTAAACCGTTACTCGTCTGCGTGGGCTTGGTATTTAGGACACCATTGGGCATACCGTCGTGAAATAGGTGAGTCGTCGTTTTACCTTAATTACGTTCGCACAATGGCTGACTACATCATTAACTTTTGTTTTGGTAAAGGCGTTCAGTTTAAATGTCCCGAACAAAATACGGCAATCATTCCTCACTTGTTAGATGATGTATGGAACGGGCATAACAACAAGCATAAAGTTTTGTGGGAAATGGGACAATTGGCTGGCGTTACTGGGGACTGTTTTGTCAAAGTTGCTTATGAAGAACCTTTTGTGGATACTGTCGGCGTTCCCCATGAAGGTCGTATTCGTGTAATACCTTTAAACCCCGCACATTGTTTCCCTGAGTATCATCCACATGACCGTGACCGTTTGTTGAGGTTTAAATTGAAATATCGTTTTTGGGGAACTTCCGCCGAAGGAACCCGTCAGGTTTACACGTTTACAGAAATTTTGACAGATGAGATGGTTCAACAGTTTATTAACGACGAACTAATTGACGAATATCAAAATGCAATTGGTTCCGTGCCAGTCGTGCACATTCCTAACGTCAGCATTTCTTCGTCGCCTTGGGGACAATCCGACATTTGGGACATTATTCCGCTCAACCGTGAGTTGAACGAAAAAATGGTGGAAGTGTCTGACATCATCAACTACCACGCGGCACCAGTGACAATCATTACTGGTGCAAAAGCAAGTCAACTTGAACGTGGTCCTAAAAAAGTATGGGCTGGTCTTCCAAAAGATGCACAAGTGTTCAATCTTGAATCTCGTGGAGAAATGGCTGGCGCTTTGGAGTATATTCAATTTTTAAAGCGCGTTATGCACGAAATTACTGGTATTCCAGAAACGGCCCTTGGTCAGTTTCAACCTGTTTCCAATACCAGCGGCGTTGCTTTGGCTATTCAATACCAACCATTGATGAATCGTTACTCAATGAAAAAAACGCACTTCACTAAAGGACTTGAGCGAGTCAATGAATTGGTTATTCGCACCGCTGCCATATTCCGCCCAGAAATGCTTGTGTACAACCCCCTTAGGGCGGCTCGTCCTGAGCGTGACCATTTGACCCAGTTAGACCCAGCAGACCCAATTACTTATAAAACAACTATTCATTGGCCTGAACCGCTGCCAGTGGATGTGCTTATTAAACTTAATGAAGTACAAGCCAAAATGGGCTTGGGACTTGAGTCTAAGCGCGGAGCCTTGCGTATTCTTGGAGAAGAGTTCCCGAACGAGAAGATGGAAGAAATATTTGAAGAACTTATGGACGACGCTATTGACCAAGGTTCGTTGACCATGCTTAATGCTCAAATCCAGTCGGCAATCATGCTTGCAACGGGTATGGTCCCAGGTGGTGGGGGTCCCGCAGCCACTTCCGCAGGTGGTTCGAACGTGTCGTCTACTGGAAATTCTGACTCTGGTACGCCTGGAATTGCGGTTAGTCCTGTAGAATCAGACCTGATGAACCAATTGGTAAGCAAGGCATATGGCGCAAGGTTTGCCCAACGTCGTAGCCCTGGTGAAGAATAACACGATTAATCACGCAAGTCAATACAAGCCAAACTAACGAGGTAAAACTTATGGCAAAGCAAGAACAGGATGAAGTTGTAATTCCCGTTGAGGCAGTTGAGTCGTTTAAAAACGAGGCCGCCGAAGTAACGGGTCAGCAACCGCAAAAACGGACTTTTACCGAAGAAGATGTGGAAAACATTCGCAAACAAGAAAAGGACAAGTTGTACAAAAAGATTGACGACGCGGACAATCGCGTTAAGATTCTTGAAGAACAATTAAAAACCATTTCTCAGGAACGTGAGGCCGCAGTCAAAGAGGCTGAAAAACGGGCAAAGGCCGAGGCAAAAGCAATTAAAGAAAAAGAGTTTGAGGAGTTGTCGGCAAAAGAATTGCTTCTTCGCCAAGAGGACGAATTTAATAAAAAAATCAACACCGTTGAGGCCGAGTGGAGAGCGCGTCTTGAGGAAATTGACCGTGACCGTCAGGCGCAGGCTGCGCTATTGGAAAAGGAACGTCGTCACCAAGAGTTACAAAATTACATTAACCGACGGATTCAGGAAGAACAAGAATACATTATTCCTGAATTGCTGGGTTTGGTTGGTGGTTCAACCGAAGAGGAAATTGAAACACAAATTAGCAAGTATAAAGAAGCAAGTTCTGCTATTCTAGAAAGTGTTCAAAAAGCGACGGCGGATTCACAAAGTCGTTTAAAGGGTGCGGGGGTTACAGCCCCACCTGTTGGGCCAATGGAAACTCAAATGGAGCAGCAAACGTTAACAGCCGAAGATATTCGGAACATGTCAATGGAGCAGTATCAGAAAATGCGTGAGAGACTCTTGAACGCACGTTCTTCACGGGGACGGTTTTAAGAAACCGTGTTAGAATAGATTACTAGCAAATAGCAACTATCCACGAGAGGATTTTCAATGGCACTTCCAGCACCAGCAGGTGGCTCAATTACAGGTGCAAACCTGGCGGCAATCACGACAACTGGTTACTCGTCCGACACCACTTTGTCACCAGCAATCCAAGTTATTTGGAGCAAGGAAATCTTGTTCCAAGCAATGCCCGTTCTGCGTTTTGAACAATTTGCAGTAAAAAAGACTGAACTTGGTGTTATGCCTGGTCTTACTGTCAACTTCATGCGTTACACCAACCTTTCCACCAACGCTTCTGTTGGCGCGGAGTTGACTGAAGGTGTACGTTTGGAACCAAACGCCCTTTCTGCTTCGCAAATTCAGATTACGGTCAAAGAGCAGGGCAACGCGGTTGCCGTCACGGAATTGCTGTTGAATGCGGCGTTTGATGACGTCATGGCATCGGCTTCTCGTCTCCTTGGTCGTCACATGGCGCAGTCCATGGATATTCAAGCACGCAACACGCTGTACGCTTCAGGAGTCCCCTTTGGTGGCGGCGCTGCGGTTCCGCCGAGTGTGGTCTTTGGTCGTTTGACCAATGGTGCAACTCGTGGTTCTGTTGCTCCGTACGAGTACAGCGCTGCTGGTAGTGCAAGTGCTCCTGGCTACCTGTCGCCTGCAACCATCAAAGACGCGGTTGAGGTCTTGGCTGGTCAAAACATCCCGCGCTTGGGAGATACTTACGTGTGCTTCGTTCACCCGTCGCAGAGCCGTTCGCTCCGTGACTGGCCTGAGTTCATTGAAGTCACTAAGTATGCCGCTCCTGGCAACTTCATGTTGGGTGAAATTGGCCGCCTTTATGATGTTGTGTTTATTGAAACCACGCAAGTTCTCAAGGGACCGAACGGCTCAGTTGACTTGGCACCGAGCACTGCTGGTGTTCAGGACCCGACTGCTGATTCATACAGCGCCATCATGATTGGTGACAACGCCTTTGGTCAGGCAATCGCACTCCCCGTTGAACTTCGTGACGGTGGTGTCATTGACTTTGGCCGTGAGCACGGTTTGGCGTGGTACGCAATCTGGGGCTTTGGAGTCATCACTCATGAAAGCCGAGTGCTCATCAATACCAAGGGTGGTGCAATCGGGGCTTCCTGATAGCGTTACATTAATAGTCGGGGTCGGTTGGGTGGTAACATCTCCCTCCGACCCCGCTACACTTTATGGAACATAATTAGGAGATAATCATGGCTAAAAAAACCAACCAATTTGCAGAATATGTTGAAGACGATACCGCAACTGAAATTGCAATTCCTGTTCCAACGGAAGAAAGCAATTTGAAACAAGCCCGTGTCAAAGGTACGTGGACCATGTACTGGGGTGGTTCGGTGTATAATTTTGAGGACGGAAAACGATTCAACATCCCAAAGGACTTGTACAACTACCTGCGTAAGAACGGTAACATTTACGACACTCTTGAGTAGGGAGTAGCATGCCAGGGTTTACAATTCCTAATGCCCCTGATACAGACAAATCAACCCTTGACCAGTCTGAGCCAGACCGTGTTGATTTTGAAATTTTAGGCAACCGTAGAAAGGGTGTTGTTGCCAATGCTGGGGTGACATCGGTTTCTGGAAACGTAGTTGCCGTTGCCGCTGGAACAATCGCTTACGAAGGAACTGATTATTCCCTGTCTGCTAATGCGTCCTATTCATTGTCAGCCGCCCCTTCGTCTGGTAACAGATTTGATTTGGTGGTTGCGCGGTACGGCAGCGCTGCTGTGACAATTCAAACCGTTACTGGAGTTGCCAGCGTAACCAACCCTGTGTTTCCTGTTCTTTTGGCAACGGACGTCGTGTTGGCCGCTGTTTTGCGCCGAACAAACGAATCCATTGTCGCTAACGATATTATTGACAAACGTGCATTCGTTCTTTCAAACACGCCAATTCCATCAACGTTGGACAGCCTTACTGACGTTGATGTCCCGTCACCAAGCAACGACCAAGTATTGCAATGGAATGGTACAGCGTGGGTAAATGCTACCATTACTACAACAATTGACGGAGGAGACGCAAATCTGGTAATTGCTGGTCAAGTGTATTCTTGATATTTTATGACGACAGAACGTCCAATTCCTCGTCCCACTGGGACCGTTGAAGATATTTTGGTGCTTAAAAGAACTACCGTTCGTCGTTATCGTGAATCGCAGCCATCCATCAACGCTCCAGAGCAGGACACCCTCCCTGGACCCGACTCATCAGACGAGTAACGTATGGTGCAATATAACGAAATAATTACAGATAAGATTACGCAAATTGCACGTTCTTATCTTCGTGATTTTCCACGGTTTTTCCAAATTGCTTTTGATAACATTTCTAGGACTTACGAACTAGGTCATCCCAACATTGATAAAGACAGTTTGTACATCGCCGTGTACACCTCAAATGTCGCAAACGAGTTGGCTGCGTCGGCGTTTTTTCTTGATTCTAGGAACGGTATTGTACGCCTAACGTCCACTCCTGCAGAAAACAGTCGGTTGATGGTTGAAGGCTATTATTATGAGTGGGTTTCCCCAGACGACATGTCGTACTATGCGCGGCACGCCATTGAAGAACACGTTTACAATTTGTCGGTTTCTCTTGAAAACATGTCGGAAATTGTAATCAACACAATTGGATTGGCAACAGTTGTCAAATCTTTGTGGTCTTTGCTGGGTGAGTACAGTCGTGATATTGACGTAATGACGTCAGAATCCGTTCACATTCCTGGAAGTCAACGATACCGCATGGTGCAAAACCTCTTAGAATACTGGCAAAAAGAATACGCGGAACACGCTAAGGCGTTGAACATTGGGGTAAACCGCATTGAGGTAATGACGCTAAGTCGTGTGTCTCGCACTACTAATCGCTATGTGCCAATTTATGTTTCTCGTGAATTGGGTGACTACGGCCCAACCAAGAGAGTGTTCCCAGAACGGGACAAGGGAACTATTGACATTGCCGACCAAGAGGACGACTTGCGTGAGGACGTGTTTGTGGATACGAAGCCGCCAAGCAGCCTTTACAATACAGGATTCTTTTAATGGATACTCGTGTTGAGTTGGAACTGATTCGCAAACATTATCGTGAATACAGTCGTGTTGCTGGCGAACATGTGGTTTGGTACGAGTTCCTGCCCTTTGGTGCCGCAGCGAGCGCAAGCGGTTCTTTTTATGACCCCGTGTACGACGAGGGCATTTCAGGGGCGGGTGGTCGCAAGTACAAAAACGGAGTGGCTGTTCCCGTTTTGATGATTACTGAAACCGAAGACCAAAAAAGGTCAATTCCCGAAGGTCGTCAGCCAGTAGAAGTTGTTAACTTCGTGGCATCTATTGATGAGTTTCGCAAGGTTGGAGTAACTAACCCGTTTGAATACCGACAACACCTAAACGATTTGTTTACGTATGATGGCAGATACTTTACTGTAACATCGTATAAAGTGCGCGGTCGGGCGCGGGACGACATTATCGTGGTTGTTGAAGGTTTGGAAGTGTATATCAATCAAGAGCATTCTTTTGACCCCACAAACACTTTTAACAGTATTTCATCTCTTCCTTGGCCTTCATCACTTCCAACTATCTGATAAAATTGACTTAACCTTGGCGAGCGCCATGGGGTACAACTGCCTAGAAGAATTGGAGTGCTGCAAGCACTAACTTTATGACGTCCGCCCGTTCTTCTAGACCATCGTTTTTATCTGGTACTTTTGAGGTTGTAAAATACGCAGAGTTTTTATCCAAAGAATATTCCAAGGCGTTGGCCAAATCAATAAACGAAGTTACTAAAGAACAGACAAATGAACTTCGTAAAAAGGCAAAAGAATCCAGTACGGCGTGGGCAAGAATAGCATCCGACTTGGAATCTCGTTACAACGAAAAAACAGGCAGTTTTGAGTTTGGAATAATGGACCAGCGTACCATAAGTTCAAAAATTGCAACTGATTTAGAATATGGCGTGCCCAGACAAAATGCTCCACAACCATTGTTGCGTGCACATGTTGTCAGCGCTCAAAAACAACTTGGTGACCGTATCGCAAATAAAGTACACGCCAAGTTGAAGGAAAAATACCAATGAGTCGTATTGGCTTTCTTCTTGCTGAGGACGAGGCTATTAAGAACATTTTAAGCAGCATAACCGTTACAGACGACCGAAATAACGCCCGTTCTGTTGAGGTTTTTTTCCGTTACCCAGAAAGCGAAACTGAGCGTTCTTATCCGTTTATCACTATTGAACATATTGATATCATCCACGCCAGGAACCGTCAACATTCTGAATCCGATATCTTTTTTAGAACTGGAGCAAATAACGTTCCCCCGATTCCAGCAGGTTCTGCCAACCGAATGGACTACTGGCCTAGCGTCTCTAGTACTTTTAGTTTTAAAACTGGTAAAAACAACTACGGATACTTGGAAGCAAACGAGCATGTTCCAATTGACTTGCTGTACCAAATTTCAACATTTACTAGAACGGCGTTGCATGACCGTCATTTGACGGCAAAAATACTTACTGAAGTGTTTCCGTGGCGTCGTGGTTTTATTGATATTGGAGCAGACAACACCATACGTCGTTTGGATTTGTTGGACTGGACGACGGCTGACCTACTTGACCCAGAGGCAGGCTATCGCAAGCGTATTTTTCGCAAAGTTTACACCGTACAAATGACCGCTGAAATTCCGTCATCTCGGATTGTTGGTCGCCACGCGGTGACTAAGATTGTTGGCAACGTTGAAAGAATCAACAGTGTCAACGGAAGTGTTTACAACATGGCTGACGGTTCATCAGAAACGTTTTCTGATTGAATTTTATGGATACTACACCCCTTACTACCAGTAAAGTCCCGTTATTTAAGGTATACTTTTCTTAAGGAGTAATTCATAATGGCTTATTCACGACCTGGCGTTTACGTCACAGAAGGCGCTTTTGCCACTACGTCCCCTGTTGGTTCGGCTACCGTTGCGGCTGGTTTTGTTGGAACCTCGCCCCGTGGTCCC